CTACCTATAATGAATGGGTGTTATGCTTGGATTTCCGATTTCTGGGAAAGACGGGATTGCTAATGCAACTAAACGTTTTGTCATTTCTCCACCAACAGAGCCATTATCCCGAGAAGTTGAATCAGGACCAAGCTGAACTCCAAACTCAGATGAAATTTCGTATTTCATTTGATCTAGACCGCTTTGTACTTGATTGTTATGTGTGTGTTTCAATTTCAAAACACCTCCTTGTTGTTTCATATTATTGTCCATAATAGAGGGAGTATGCTTAATTGTCAGTACCGCTTATTTCCATTTATTGATCTGCACAACCATTTACTTTTCTGATTTCATCTTTACAAGGATATTGAGGAAGGTAACCTTGTAAGATATCCATAAAGAGAACAAATAGAGATCCAAAGATGAAAAAAATCGAGATAATAAGTATGACTATCCAAACAATGAGTAGTGTTTTCCTGTGTGCTGTAAATGGATAGTCTTCACTAGGATTTTTGTGATACCAGACACGTTTTGCAGAGACGTAAGCAAGGATGATAAAAAGTATTAAAAGGACTACATGGACTCCAAACATGAAATACCCCATAGTGTATCAACTCCACATAATAATTGTGATGTTATAGTCTTTCCTGGAGAAGCAGATGTAATGCTGGAAGCAAAACAGCTGGTTGATTCCATTGAAATTAAAAAAGTGCAATTGATCCACGCCCTAGGGGTGTGATTCGATTGCACTTTTGCTTTTTATATGATACGTTGAATCTACCTTGTTAGGAAGTCGTCCAATTTTTGGGCGGCTTCTTTTTGCATGTTCGGGAGTACGTGACTGTAGGTGTCCATGGTTATTCCAATCGATGAGTGTCCCAGGCGTTCAGATACGATCTTAGGGTGCTCACCCTGTTGCAATAATAGCGTGGCATGGCTATGCCGGAGATCGTGGAATCTTACGTAGGGAATGTCTGCTTTCTTTACCGTTCTACCGAAAGTTTTTGAGAAGCTACCGATATTGATGGGGCTTCCATCTTTATTAGAAAAGATTAGATCGTGGTCTTTGTATAGTGGGCCGTAATATGCCTTGTGCTGTTCCTGTTCTATCTTCCTTCTTTTAAGCCCATTGATGATCGAGTCAGTTACAGCTACAGTTCTTCTGCTTCCGTCATTTTTTGCTCCATCCTTGAATTCGAGAATGTTTCCGTCTAGCAAGATGAGAGTCTGTTGGATGCTGATTATATTGTTCTTCATATCTACGTCAGCCCATCGTAGGGCGAAAAGCTCGCCTCTTCGTAAGCCAGTACAGATGGCAAAATATACTGGGTCATACAATCCCTTTCGATCCACGGTATCCAGAAGGGTATATATCTCTTCCTTAGTTGTGAGTACATTGAATTGTGCCCTTGCTGGCTTTGGAGGAGTGGTTGATTTTGCAGGGTTAGCAGATAGAAGTTGCCATTTTACCGCTTGCTCAAGAGCCTCGTATAGAACTCTGTGATGATGGAGGATGCTACGGTGGGATAACCCACCTTTTCTGCCATCTTTCCTACCCTTTTTACTCTTCTGTGTGTAGTAGCTTTGAATTTGAATAGGCTTTAGCTTTCCTAGTTTAATGTGTCCGAGTTCTGGGATCAAATGGTTTTTAAGAATGGATTTGTACCCTTGGCGTGTGGTGGCAGCGCAGTTTAACTCTACGTAGTCTTTGTACCATCTGATAAGGTAATCTTTCAGTGGTATCCGAGCAGGTTCGATATAGGATCCTTGGTCGATCTCTAGAATTTTCCTGGCCATAGCTTTCTTAGCCTCGGGCTCTGTTTTCCAGCTACTAAACCATTTCTGTTCTTTCTTACCCGTGATGGGATTGGGTATCCAAAGAGCAAAGTACCACCGGTTTCCTCGTTTTCTAACATGTCCTTTCATTGAAATCGTAATCTCCTCTCTAAATAAATAACGCCATGCGTTAACTAATGTTAGATTAACGCATGGCGATTGTCAAGCGACCGAATGAATATTTAGTTATAAAAAAACCAAAAAAATTGTTGGTATTTTATAATATAGAGGAATAATTCATGGAGAAAAAGGGTATTAAATAGCTTACCCCATTATTATGGAAAAAAAGGTGATATAGAATGAATCATGGTTCTACATTAGCTGTTGTCTGCATGATGGCGACAACGTATTATTCGTTACCGCCCACCACGAATGTAAAGATAATAATAGATTTTTTAATCAAATACGGTAAATTTTCTGAAGAAGAAATGAAGATTATTCAAGAATTGGATTTTCAAATCCAATCAGAATCCCTACGATAGTTCATTCATTTCCTTCTCTATCACAGCGAGAACTAGACGTTGGATAAGGTCTTTCTGAGGACCTTTTATATAATGCCCATCCCAGTGCAATGCGCTTTCATCTAGGAGGGCTTTTTTTAGATCTACAATGTTGTGTGCTGGATTTTCTGAGTGCTGAGGTGCTGGGTCGTCCGTTTTTCCTAATAGGAAGTCCACTGATACTTCCAATACCTCTGCTGTTCGGAAGATATCCTCTACCTCCGGACGTGTATAAGCCCGTTCCCAGTTAGAAATGATTTGAAGTGTAACATTACCCCCTATCTTCTCTGCAAGATCTTTCTGCGACCATCTTCTATCTTTTCTAAGGAGTGAAACTCTCTTAGCAAAAGTCTCCAATATTTCTTGTTTCAGCATCGTACCATCCTTCCTTACATTAACGTAATACGTTAATGACATTATACATACATGTTTATGTGAAAGTCTACTTTCACGCGAAAATATATACACTACACAATATCGTATATTTTATACGAAAGAACGAATATGGAGTATATCGCTAATCATGTACATATATGAGTGAATCCAACTGTGACAAGGTTTTCAAAGGATTTGTCCATCGTATAACGTAGTCTGTCTATCACGGTCTGCACCATCTTTTTTCAGGGCATCAAGTACAAATAAAATCACATGAAAGTCACCTTTCAATCGAGAGAAATAACATTATTCGATATCGAATATATTATATCGTATAACGATAATATGTATTTGACATTCGTATTACGTTATAATACTATATTAACATATTACGATATTGAAGGTGATAATCTTGGTTCGCGTTAATATTGAAAAGGTCAGGGAGGCTAAAGGGATTACTAAAACTTATATGGGTTCTAGAGTCGGACTTACCTGTACAGGATACCGACATATCGCAGTTGGCTCTGTTAAGTTGACTGTAGATCGGTTCTTGGATTTTGCAAAGGTTCTTGACTGTCCTCCAGAAGTGTTACTTAGTGATGAACGAACAGAGTGCTTTATTCAAGAAAATATATATAAAGGAGAGCCTTCATGTTTGGATACCGTATGAATTCCCAACCAGAGGATGCAGTAAGACTAGCACGTATTTTTCAAAGTTTAATTGATGTTGTAGAAGAACAAAGCAATGAGGAAGCTCTTGTATACACTATGGAAGAAGCATCAAAAAAGCTAAGAGTTTCCCTCCCAAACTTTCGTGAACATTATTTAAAGAAACCAGATTTTCCACAACTGTGGTCTGGAAAGAAGTGTGTGATACCGCGAAAGGCTTTAGGTGAATGGCTGAATGATCCTGAGCGTTGGAAGCAAAGTCCAGACGAATCATATGATTCATACGACTTTTAGTAAAGAGGCCCATTATAACAAAGAACATATTTGGAGGGGAATCCCCATGTACCTGATGGATGGATATAGACGTAAGATCCAAAATGTAGAGGATATTGATTACGCACTGATTCAATATAAGAAGCACAAAGATCAAGTTGATGAGTATAAGGAACAACGAGATCGGGTGATCATTCAGGCGAACGAATGGTTGGCCGATGTTTGTGATAAATCTTTAAAAGAGATGAAGCATTTAGAGACAAGCATGAAGGACTACTATACACATCAATTATCTGAGTTTCCTAGCTTAATAGTAATTAATCGTCCATTTGGTAAATTCGGTTTAATAAAAACCGAGGACGGTAGTGTATTTGGAGTAGAAGTAAAGGATCCACAGGGCGGCGGAGTATAACGGAATGTACTTGTTACCTACTATGCCTCACAAAAATGTGAAGGAACTTGGCCAAGCAATATCCTTTCAACCATACAAAGAAAAGAAATTACCATATAAGAGAGGAAGATTGTATGCATACCAATCCACTCGTATTTGTCGAAGATAACAAAGTCGTAACGGATTCATTGAAGGTGTCTGAAGTATTTGAGAAACAACATTTTCATGTCATGCGTGACATTGAATCTTTAGATTGTAGCTTAGATTTTCTAGAATCCAACTTTGGATTGTGGGATTACAAAGATCTAAGAGACCGATCAAGGAAAAAATATCTACTCACTAAAGACGGACTCATGTTTCTTGTTATGGGCTACAGAGGTGCAAAAGCGGCACAAATGAAGGAACGTTATATCGAAGAGTTCAACCGTATGGAACAATTTATTAAGACAGAAGTAAAACTAGATTCGTATATGATTCAGGACCCAATTGAACGGGCTACAAGATGGATCGAAGAAGAACAAGAAAGATTGTACTTAGAAGCGAAAGTGAACGAGCAGGCTTCAAAAGTGGAGTTTCACGATAAAGTTCTTAGACCGGGCGAGCTCCTAACTGCTACCACCTTGTCCAAAGACTACGGTCTAACAGCCAGGCGTTTTAACCTCTTGCTCCATGATCTAGGGATTCAATTCAGACAAGGAGGAAAGTGGCATTTATACAGTAAATATGCAACCCATGGTTATACGGATTATGAGACCTATGAAGATGGTTATACACAGATGAAATGGACTCAAAAGGGTCGGCAGTTTCTCTATCAGTTCCTGCAGGATCGAGGTTTTGTACCAGTGGGACAAGCCGAGAAAGAAAGGCTACATACCAGAAAGGAAGATATAATTGCTCTCACTGCCTACTGAAAAGAAAGAACCCAAGACAAAATTGGAGGATTACTCGCTTCTTCTTTACGGAAATTGGAAAATTGGGAAATCAACCTTCTGTAGCCAGATGGATTCTCCGCTTTTCCTCGCAACCGAGCCCGGTTTGGAGGCATTATCTAGATTTGAAGTGAAAGTTCCAGATTGGTCTACTTTTTTAAGGTGTTGCTCACTTCTTGAAAAGGGCGATCACCACTATAAAACGATCATTATCGATACGGTGGACAACCTGTGGAAATCATGTTCTGAGTTCGTGAAGGAACAACAAGGAATTCAACATGAGTCGGATTTAGGTTACGGAAAAGGGTGGCAAATGGTAAAGGACGAGTTCTTTAAGGCGATTCGGAAATTGTCCCTTTTACCATATGGTCTAGTGTTTACGAGCCATGTAGAGTTCATTGAGGTCAAGACTCGGGTTTCCACTATCACAAAAGCAGTTCCCTCCATACCGAAATCAGGACGGGATATGATTCTCGGAATGGTGGATCTTATCCTATACGCAGAAGCTGTGGTTGCAAATGGAGAAGAGATTCGAGTTTTGAGAACACAGCCCAGTGAGAATTGGGAAGGTGGAGACCGAACCGAACATGCCTTTCATCGAAAGTTGCCAGCTGCTCTCCCTCTTAGTTTCCGGGAGTTTGAAAAGGCGTTTTATAACCAAACAGAAGAAGGAGAAATGTTATGAGTCAATGGTCGGAGTACTTATCGCAATTTCAGAAGGGTTACCAAGAAGCAGAGTTTGATGTATATGATGATTTACCTGATGGACAGTATGTGATGAACGTGGAAGCAGTTAGATTTAAAACGAGTAAAACCAATCGCCCCATGTTGGAGTGGGAGTTAGCTGTTACGGAGGGTCCTTTTAAAGGACGTAAAGAGTGGAAGTATCATCTTCTTGATGATCCGGATCGGATTGGCTGGATGAAACAGGATTTATTTCGAGCTGGTTTGCAATTAGAAGACATTACGAAGCTGGAGTCAGAATTACCTAATCTATTAGATCGTAAGTTGCAAATCAAGATCCAAACGAAATCAGGAGATAACAATGTTTTTCGGAATCTTTATTTCCAAAAACAACTGAAACCTCAGTCTGCTGAGACTGCATCTCCCGTTAAGAGTGATCAAAAAGTACCTCCATGGGCGGAAAATCAGTCCTTCCCATTTTAAATAGAGAAACAACGGGAGGAGGGCAGTTACGTGCTCTTCTCTTTTTTACACCTTTATAGAGTAGGAGGTAATGTTTTCTGTGCAAGATATACACCTTAGACCTTATCAACTAGAAGCACATTCTGCATGGGACTCCTTCTATCAAAGTGGTGGTAAACGTGGATTGATCAATTTACCCACAGGTTGTGGAAAAACCATCACCGCTCTTTCCTTAGCTAAAAAGACACAAGGACGTCTGCTTTGGTTGGCTCATCGAGAAGAGCTTATTGATCAACCCATTCAAGCGATGAAATTAATCTGGCCCGAAGCGACATGTGGAATAGTGAAAGCACAAAGAAATGAATTTGATAACCAATGTGTATTTGCAAGCGTACAGACGATCTTTCGTAGACTTGATCAGCTTCCATCATTCGATTTAGTCGTAGTAGATGAAGCTCACCATGTACTTGGAAAAACGTATATGGATACACTCCAAGCTGTGGGTGCTTTCGAATCAAGCGGTCCTCCTGTTGTTGGATTAACAGCAACTGTTGAACGAGCGGATAAGAAGGGCCTTGATTCTGTTTTTGAACAGATCATCTATCAATATCAATTACTACAAGCCATTCGGGATGGATATCTATCGGATATTAGAACGGAGAGAGTACACTTAAACGCTAATCTTGATGAGATTAACACCGTTGCTGGAGATCTAAATCAAGGGAAATTGGATGAGGTTCTCTTGAAAGCAAACGTGGCGAAAGCTGTGGCAGATGCATATGTAACACATGTCACGGATCGGAAGGCTATTGTTTTTACGGTAAGTGTGGATCAGGCAAAACGAACAGCAGCGGAACTTCAATCAAGGGGAATCCCCGCAGAATGGTTGTCAGGAAAAGTACATTCAGATGAACGAAAAGCAATCTTACAACGTTTCCATACAGGTGAAACCAAAGTCCTATGTAACTGTGCGGTACTTACTGAAGGCTTTGATGAACCGACAGTTGACTGTGTCATTATGGCCCGGCCCACAAAATCGAGATCCCTCTACATCCAAATGATCGGTCGGGGGACAAGGATATCTCCTGGAAAGCAGGATTGTCTAGTGTTGGATGTGACAGGTGTATCCAAGCGTCACCAATTGATTACTGCTCCATCTCTGTTTGGTCTACAAGAAGAAACGAAAGAAGAAACCATTATGGAGGCAGTGGAAAGGGATGAAGAGAGGAACCGAGAGATTTCGCAACTCCAAGCTATCTTAAGTCGAGGAGACATGAAAGATTTCCGCCGTCATATTCGTTGGCTCCAAGCAACGCCCCATCTTTTTGCGCTTGCAGCTGGAGATGCCGGGACAACTATTTTGTATCAAGTAAGAGATGGTTGGATGGCCAAAGTATTAAAACGTAATGGACAACAAGAGATGTTGACTCAACAACCTGTTTGGATGGAATTAGCACAAGGGATTGCTGAGGATTTTGTTCGACGAGCAGATGTCTTAGGACTTATTAATAAAGACGCTTCATGGCGTAGGAAACAGGCATCACAGAAGCAAATGTGGGCGTTATCAAGATGGGGAATCCGCACTGAGAAATGGTTAACTATGGGAGAAGCGGCAGATGAAATGACGAAAGCCATCGCGAGGAGAGGAGTGGGAGCTTGATCGAATCTCAAATCAAACAAACTTTACCATTAGAAGAAGCTCTTCGACTCGCACAGCTTGGATTGAAAGTTATCCCCCTACATACGCCTGTGAATGGGAGTTGTACTTGCGGACGGAACATCTGTAAGAGTGCGGGCAAACATCCAATTTGGAGTGACTGGATGAATAAAGCAACGGATGATGTGGATGAGATTAGAAGTATCTGGAGGAAAACCCCGAACGCGAATATTGGTATTCCGATGGGAAGAACAAATGGAATCTTTGCTTTAGATATTGATGGCTCTTCAGGAATGGAGACCCTTCAGGGTTGGATCTCCTACCACGGGGGGATCCCAGCCACTTGGCAGATTATAACGGGCGGCGGAACACAGCTCTGGTATCGAATGCCAACATATATGGACATCCCAAATAGTGTGAAGAAGGTTGGTATTAATATAGATATTCGGGGTTCTGGTGGACAATCTGTAGCACCAGGTAGTAAGCATCCGAGTGGTAAAACATATCAATGGGTTCCAGGAAGAAGCCCTGATGAAATCAAACTGGCGGATCCTCCAGAATGGCTACTAAACAAGATTCAAGAAGTAATGGAAGCACAAAGAAAAGTGGAGCCAAGCCATGATGCAACAACTGTCACCTTTGGACAAAGCCTGAACCTAGATTTCCTCATGAGAAAGGCAAATGAGTTAACACAGAAATCCAAGTTATTTAGAGAAGTGACTATGCAAGAAAAAGTGTTCGTTAGTGCCTCCGAGAGAGATCTCTCAATAGCCAATATTGCTGCCATTCATGGATGGTCTGATCAGGAGATTTTAGATTTCCTCATTCAATATAGGAAGTTCCATGGGGAGCATTTAAAACACCCTCTTTATTATCAATTGACGATTACAAAAGCGAGACAATGGGCGCAAGAAAACCAAATGAATGAGCAAGCAACTCCAGACGAGGTAGAAATAGAAGCCATTCCCTTGCCTAAACTACCTAATGTGAATTCATTTCCAACAGACATCTTCCCAAGTCCAATCGCTACTTTTTTAAATGCTGCCTCCACTTCTTTGGGACTTCCTGCTGACTATGTAGGGATCCACATGCTCACCTTCTTAGGAACGGCTGTCGGGAGTAGCCGAATGATTGAACTCAAACCGGGCTATCGTCAACAACCCAATTTATATACATGCATCATAGCTGATACTGGGACAGGGAAATCTCCCGCACAAGAATCAGCTTTTTCTCCAATCTTAGAATCTCAGCATAAATATCATGAAATCTATCAACAGAAAATGAAAGAATATGAGGTTGCATTTCGCCAGTATCAGGCAAAACTATCTGTCTGGAAAAAGAACTCCAAAAATCAAGATCTACCAGAGGAGCCAGAAAAACCGCAAATGAAAGAACTTTATATTGTGCAATCAACCATCGAGGCTCTTGTAAGAGCGTTGAAGCAAAATGATCGGGGACTGGTTCTCAAAGCGGACGAGTTGTCCGGATGGATCCGCGGAATGAATCAGTACAAAGGTGGGAAGGGTGACGATCGGGAGCAATTTCTTTCTCTCTGGTCTGGAACAGACATTAAAGTAAACCGTGTGAGAGACAATGGAGAACCCATTTTTATATCTAAGCCATTCTTTTCGGTAACTGGAAATATACCACCTGATATTGTGGCCACATTAGAAGATGAGCAAGGTGAGGATGGATTTATTCATCGTATCCTTTTTTCTTATCCTGATGTCCAAGATCCGTCTGATTGGACGTGGGTGGGGGTTCCAACAGAAGTTGTCCATGAGTATAGCCAAGTGTTAGAGGAGCTTTATCGATTGAAGCATATTGAAGTAGGAACAACCCAGAAACCCAAAGTTCTATGCCTTAGTGAGGAAGCAAAGAAGTGGTGGGAAGAGTGGTATTCGATTCATATAAACGAGATGAAGGATGAAGAATTTCCTAGAAAACTCCGTGGTCCATGGGCCAAGATGCCAAACCAACTGGCTCGAATGGCACTCATCGTTCACATGGCTCGTGTAGTTTGTAATGAGGCAACAGATGAGGAAGTAGATGCAATCAGTATGGACCGCGCGGCGCAACTAACCAAGTACTTTAAGAGTCATGCTAAAAAAGTTTATCTCCATTTAAAAAAGACACAAGTAGATAAGCGTATAGAAGAAGCTGTGGAGTGGATACGAAAAAAGGGAGGAGTTGCACGAAAGCGTGATATTCAGATGCATCGAGTGGCGAATTGCAAGAAAAGCAGTGAAGTGGATGTGTTATTCGGAGAGCTTCGTGATTTTGGCTATGGAACCATACAAAAAGTACAACCCAAGCGCGGGAGGCCAACATTAGAATTTGTTCTATTTGAATAAGGAATTGTGTTGCATTGTGTTGCAGTTTTCAACACAATTATCAACAGTTATAACCCGCGTCGCTACTGGGGAAAATGATTTGTGTTGATTGTGTTGCACCTTCTATAGATATAAAGTAATTTTTACTTACAATATATGTTAAAAATAATACCTTTTTTTCTTTTTCTCCTAATATCCTGCAACACAATCAACACAAATAGGAAAACCCAGTCATATCAAGGGAAATAATTGTTGCAAACCCCATCAACAATAATCAACACAATGCAACACAATTCAGGGGGTGTTATATGAAACTAGTTCAGCCTATACGAAATGAATTGGAATTAGATGAAGTGCTCTCTAGGTTAATGAAAGGTGCAGAGTACATAGAGAGTAGGGAGTTTCAATCAAAGCCCAAAGAGTATAAACAAGCAGTTAACGAATATTACGACCAACTTTCTTATCAAATATACAAATATAAAGGATGGTTATAGATATGGGGAAAATGCAGCGAGACAAAGGGCTACGTGCTGAGAGAGAATTTGCCAAGTTGATAGGAGGCGAGCGAGTCCCGCTCTCGGGATCAGCTGGCGGTTCCTATACAGGAGATGTCATTGGTTTGAATCTAAAGTGGGAATGTAAGGTGAGGGGGGATGGATTCAAACTCATCTATGCATGGTTAGAGAACAATGATGCACTGGCTATAAAAGCTGATCGGAAGCCGTGGTTAGCGGTGATTCCGATAGATACATTAATGGATTTACTAGAATCCCACAAATAGAAGGGGGTTGTCGTGTTGGATCCTATCAACAGAAATATAGAAGCTCTAATAGAAATAGAAAAAGTTCGTCATGATATTTGTGAGAGATGTCCCGGAACGCTATGGGGAGCCAAAAGCATATGTCGTGTATTTCAACAACATATTTCGGAAGTTGAGTATTGTAGTGAGTGGAATAAAGATTCTTCAAGTGAAGATAGAAAAGAATACTTAGAGCCAGCTTTAGAGATTCTTCAAAGAGTAGATGAGGATCTTAGGGACTACCACTGGATGATTAAAGAAGTAGGGAGACTGGAATCTCGTTTGAAGTTAGCTGGTGATGCGGCTACCAGTATGTATGGTATCGAAAGCACTCTCCCAAAGCCTACAGGTCGAAATAATGATCCGGTTGGTAAAGAGGCAATTCGTCGAGTGAGACAACTTGATAGATTAGACCAGTTAAGGAGAAAGATAAAGCATATCGAGCAAGCAGTAGAAAAGATTCAAGATGAGAAAGAACGGACTGTTTTAGAGTGTATTCTCGATGGTGAGCGTATGGGGACTATTGCTCACCATGTCGGATTGTCTCGTCAGAAGTTGAATAAAATAAAAAGAGAAATCTCAAAGAAGATGGCTTGGGAAATGTATAGGGATGAGTTTTAAGCATACATTGCCTGTTTTGTCAAAGTTACAAAAATGACAAAATAGACAAAATGGACAGATTAGACAAGATAGACAAAAGTGGTGGGAGTCTCTTTGATTCTGTTACAATGGGGTTGCAAGATCCGGAATGAGGGTGGGCCAAGTGGCTCGCCTTTTTTTATTGGTTATTTCTGTGATCCTGTATATCGAGAAGTAGAGCGTCGATCTAGAAATATAATGTTTGATATCACTAAAAGAAAAAGTGAAGGGAAATATATGGTGATGAATTAAAAAAATAGAGCAGGGGATTCCCCAGCTCTATTTTCTTTTTTTCTTCTTCTTTTTCTTTTTATACTTTTTCTTTTTGAGTTTTGCAGAAAGAGTTGATTTGGTTTCTGTGTCTTTGATTTCTAATGGATCTGAAGGCTCTTCCTTGGATTCTTGGTTAGGATTTGCTTCTGCACTTTCACTATCATTTTCTGTATTTGGATGATCAAGGAGATTCATTTTTGCTTTCATCTCATTTTCTTTTTCTTTCTTTTGATGTTCGAAAAGGACTTGATCAACTAATTTGTCTGTGTGTGAAAAAAGGAAGTTTATAGAAGGACAAATTGTCAGGCATTCTTCTCCTAAGAACAATAACTTATTGAAGAAAACATCGCTAACGGCAGTTGCGGGTAGTTCTGCATGTCTAGTAGTAAACCCATAGAGGTCCCATTCTTTGGATAAGGCAAGATCCCCATACTGCTTCAATCCATCCAAAATAACATCCACGAATCGATCTGGTATATGCCCTAGATTGCTTGCATACCATAGGTTTTTATTAGCTATTTGTTTATGTGACATGTGGAAGAGCTGTCCAGATGAAAAATGGTTGATTAATCCGGATAAAGTAGTATTTACTTTTTCATTACGATCTAATGATTGATCTAACTTACCTAATCGAAAGCGTAAATCTTGAAATACTTCTTCAAATACAAGCTTTTTCCAACACTGTTCGACTAAATCTAGGTCATTCAAAATTAAGGTAATAACATCCCTTAGTGGTGGATTGATTAGATATTCTAGAGCCTTGGTTGTATCGTTATGGAATTCCTCAATGTTTATGTAGAAATATACTTCGAGAGCACGAAATTGCTCTTTGCTAAAAGAATTTATATTTTCCTTTGGATAAGGGAGGATGATTCCAGAATGAAATAAATGTTTAATCATATCCATTATAAAATCTTTTGAGGGTGCAAGATCATCTTGATAGGACCAAACGGGTTTTATAAGAAGTTTCTCTTCATCATAACCTACACTTAAGAGACTGTTTAATAACCATAGATCTTTGAAGTTTAAATCAGATAGTTTCCTCTTAGGAACTCTAGAAACATCATAACTTTTTTCTATCAGCTCACGATGTTCTTGTTCCTTTTGCCTTTGTTCTTCCTCCATTTTTTTTCGTTGTTCTTCTTCAATACGGTGCTTTTCTTCCTCGTATGCTTTTCTTTCCTTGTAAGTTTGTTCCAACTTGGATTTTCGCCCGTTAATACAGTTGGAACATGTACAATAAGAACGACGATTATTTTCTAAGTGATTACAGTTGGGACAATGTGTTGGCTTTTTGATTCCAGTTCTTGGTTTGCGATAAGTAATATAATGAGTATTACAAAACGGGCATGAGCTATCTTCTATAGTAGGAGGGAACTTAGACACTAAGTTGGTAGGTCTAACACCTTTAAGCTTATATTCATCAATTAATACCTCTAGATCTTCTTTGGCATAGTAACGATCAATAAGTTCGTAGATTTGGACATCAGTTAAATGAGAGAGTTCTGTAGATATGTATTCTTGTGGAATGGATGGGAGTTCGCTAGTTACTTTCATATACATTTCCTTCCTTAAAAAACGCCATTGAATTTAAACCATAGTTTTAGATTATATACTAAATTTGTATTTAATGGCATTATTAATTAATAATGTTAAATCATTTTTTCAGCATTTTTTATATGTAGTTTACAAATTAGACATTTTCTATGGTGATGAATTTTTTTCGTTATAATGGGTGTGAGGGATGAGCCGTTTGGGTTTATCCTTTTTTTATTGAAAGCATAGGTGATCATTATGGAGATAAAAAAGATATCAATAGATCGAATTAATCCAGCTGTATACAATCCTAGAAAAAATCTACAACCTGGAGATCCCGAGTATGAGAAGCTGAAGAGATCTATTGAGGAATTTGGCTTTGTTGAGCCATTGGTGTGGAACCAGCGAACTGGTTGTCTTGTTGGAGGACACCAGCGTTTTAAGGTTTTACTTGATAGAGGATTTACTGAAGTAGAGTGTTCAGTAGTGGACTTGGATGTAGCCAAGGAAAAAGCACTGAACATCGCCTTAAACAGAATTAGTGGTGATTGGGATCTCAAGAAACTGGCTGACCTACTTGAAGATATTCAACTAACCGGGCTCGATGTGGAGCTTACTGGTTTCGACTCAAGTGAGATTGACAAGATCATGAGTGATTTCCTCTATGAGATGGAACCCGAAGAAGACAACTTTGACCTTGATGAAGAGCTAGAGAAGATTGAGGAGCTTGTTACTCAGAAGGGTGATATTTGGCAAATGGGAAAACATCGGCTCCTGTGTGGAGATGCTACAAGCTCCGAAGATATGAATCGATTAATGGATGGTCAGTTGGCCAGCATGATCTTCACTGACCCGCCCTACAACGTCAACTACACAGGCAAGACAGTGGATGCGTTGAAAATTAAAAATGATAAGATGGGAAATCAGCAATTCTATCAGTTTCTATTTGATGCATTCTCAAATATGTATGCCGTCACTCAACCGGGTGGCGGTATTTATATTTGTCACGCTGATAGCGAAGGCATCAATTTCAGGGGAGCGATGGTGGCTAGTGGCTGGAGTTTGAAGCAATGTATCGTCTGGGTGAAAAACACGATCGTGATGGGTCGTCAAGATTACCATTGGCAACACGAGCCAATTCTTTACGGATGGAAGCCGGGACAAGCTCACCGATGGGTGGGAGATAGGAAACAGTCAACCGTATGGGAGTATAACAAACCAGCTCGAAGCAAAGATCATCCAACAATGAAGCCTATTTCGATTCCTTCTAGAGCGATTAAGAATTCATCTCAAGTAGGTAGTATTATTTTAGATTCTTTCCTAGGATCTGGATCGACTCTTATTGCTTGCGAGCAAACAAGCAGAATTTGTTATGGACTAGAGCTAGACCCTCGATATTGTGATGTCATAGTCCGTAGGTGGGAGAATCAAACAGGACAAAAGGCGGTGAGAGAAGGTGAAAAAGGGCAGACCTGAAAAGCTGACGGATGAGATACAACAGAAGATTGTGGACTCACTTCGAATGGGAAATTACATTGAGACAGCTGCATCGTATTCGGGGATAAGCAAAACCACCTTATACGATTGGTTAAAAAAAGGTGCACGAGAAGAAACTGGAAAATATATGGTTTTTTCGAACGCAGTACAAGTAGCTATGGCCGAGGCCGAAATGCGGGACGTCGCTGTCATCGCCCAGGCATCCAAGGACAACTGGCAGGCCGCGGCTTGGAGACTGGAACGGAAGTATCCGAACCGATGGGGTAGGAAGACACAGCATGAGATTAGTGGGAAAGATGGTAAGCCTATCGAGATTGCACCAAGAGAACTATTGGCAGATAAGCTGGAGCAGTTGGCCAAGAAACGAGAGGAAGAAAAGCCCTAACCTATGGGGCTAGGACCTGGGGGCTTAAAGTAGGGAACGAAGGTCCTTCATGATGAGCGTGGGATTTCCGTTTATGTGAATTATTTTGGCTGTAAATACGGCTACTGGCTTACCAGATCTTAGGATGAACATTCTGCTTTCTGTTTCTTTGGAATGGACAATGGTTAGGTCTGTGAAGATATATCCTTCGAAACGTCCTGAATGAATAGCTTTGGCGAGTTCTCTGTAACATGTACATTCTGGAAAAAATAATTCGCTTACTATCAATTTTCTCAACTTGTTACCTCCTTTTTAATAGCCCCTAGCTTGTGGTAGCTAGGGGCGCGTTGTTCCTACTCAATTTCTACGTATTTACCGATTACGTCTAAAGCTTGGTTGTAGTTCTCGCACTCGGCTGTTTCTTTTACCATGGCCACTGCCTTTTGTTCTTGGCCAGACTCTTTCAATGCTCGGAAGGCTACCGATAGTAAGTGAAAAATGTTTCCGTCAGTCCCCACCAATTTAGCTTTTGGTTTTTTTGTATTCATGCTTATATCCCCCTTTGTTTTTGTACCTCGTTGGTACATGGACATCATAGCTCTGAATGAAAAGTTAATCAACGTAATACGTGAATTTAATTAATATTTTCGTATATAGTTAATTATGTTGGGTATATTTTAGACGAATCTAGAATTCGTTGCTTTTAGGGACGAAAAAAGCCCTAGGAAAATTCTAGGGCTGGGTCCTACGTAGGGATTTAGTCGAGTAGCTTCCCGGATATTAGGGTTTGAAGGTATACGTTGGTAACCAGGGCATCCGGCGTTTCGTGGAAGGATGGGGCGGCTAGGCCGTCCGTGAGGCAAAGGGTTTGGTATAGGTTTTCGTATTTCCTGATTTTTACCGAGCTGCCGTTGAAGTGATATACTATCGAGTCAATGATCCCTCGTTCTAATGCCTCTAGTGTTGGTGCAATGTGGGGGGATTCTGGGGTAGTGCTGGCCGCTATGTGGCTATCTACTTCCTTTATTGCTTGGCGGTACTCCGTTGCTTCAATCCCGGCGGTTAGTAGTGTTTTTACTGGGTTTTTCATACTGTATTCCTCCTTTGATTTTGTACCTCGTTGGTACAGTCACATCATAGCTCTGAATGAAAAGTTAATCAACGTAATACGTGAATTAATTAATTATTTTCGTATATAGTTAATGAAATGGACGAATCTACGCATTTATATATTAATGTATTAATGAATTAACGTTTTAAGGTAACAAAATGTGGATTTTGTTACGTTGCATATTACGTTTATAAGTGGGATAGGGCCTCTAAAAATGAGTGTACTTAGGGGTAATAAAAATAAGGGCCACCCAGTTGGGTAGCCCAGTCGTTGCCTATTTCTCACTTTCTAGTATTAGGCGGAACTCGTTCAGTTCGTACCGTGTATCGCTATAGGTATCCTTGTACTCCTCACCTAGTAGGTAGGGGCAGTGGGCTAGTAGGTGGTTTAAAAAAGTTACTTGCTCCTCCGTGAGTTGCCAGTTTACTACTTTATTGCCGAGTGCGTCTTTCATATTGTTTTCCTCCTTTTTTTGTACCTTTTCGGGTACAGTCACATCATAGCTCTGAATGAAAAGTTAATCAACGTAATACGTGAATTTATTTTTTATTTTCGTTATAAGTTAATAAATGGCCGCGAGGTGGTTATAATTGGACAAAAATCAATCCCTTGCATTATCGGTCAGCTCCCTAACGGAAGGCGAACGGCAAGAACTCCTTGGTTCCCTATCGGCTGAGGAAGCCCAGGGCCTTCTTTACGATTGGCGATTTTGGGCTCGGCCAAATCAGTTGCCTCCCAAAGGTAACTGGCGAACGTGGTTGTTGCTCGCGGGCAGGGGCTTTGGCAAGACAAGGACGGGGGCCGAATGGGTAAGGTCACTAGTGGAAACGGAACAAGCCAAACGAATCGCCCTAGTAGCTCCCACGGCCGCGGATGCCAGGGACGTAGTAGTCGAGGGAGAATCGGGGATCATGGCGATCTCATCACCTTGGTTTATGCCAATATACGAACCTTCAAAACGACGTATTACTTGGCCCAACGGAGCTATAGCCACTTTATACTCGGCCGATGAGCCAGAAAGATTACGTGGTCCACAACACGATGCCGCTTGGTGCGACGAACTCGCAGCCTGGCGATACCCGGATAGTTGGGATATGTTGCTATTTGGACTGCGCTTGGGAAAAGATCCACGAGTGGTGGTAACGACTACCCCGAAGCCTACACCTATTATTAAATCGCTTGTGAAAGCTGAAACTACAGCGATAACAAAGGGTTCCACGTTTGACAATGCAGAGAACTTGGCCCCTGCCTTTTTAAAGCAAATCTTGTCCAAGTATGATGGAACGAGATTAGGAAGACAGGAATTGTATGCTGACATACTCGATGACAACCCGGGAGCTCTATGGAACCAACGCATGGTGGACAAGCTCCGGGTGAAAGAATATCCCGATCTCGTTCGGGTAGTAGTCGCCATTGACCCGGCTGTTACGAGTAGTGATGAATCGGATGAAACGGGAATGATTGTGGCAGGAGTAGGAGTGGACGGACATGGATATGTACTAGAAGATCTATCTCTTCGCAGCACACCGGATGGATGGGCTCGAATAGCAGTGGAAGCGTATCATCGTCACCGGGCAGATCGGGTAGTCGCGGAAACCAATAATGGCGGAGATATGGTGGAGCATACGATTCGAACTGTGGATGCAACTGTATCATATAAAAAGCTCCATGCTTCTCGGGGAAAGTTAACCCGGGCGGAGCCCATCGCCGCATTGTATGAACAGGGACGTGTCCACCATGTTGGTGATTTTGGAGACCTGGAGGATCAGCTGTGTTCGTGGACTCCGGGTGAAAAGTCTCCAGATAGAATGGACGCTTTGGTGTGGTCACTAACTGAGTTAATGTTAGATACCAAACTAGAACCACGAATCAGAGAGCTATAGGGGGGTGAGACTTATACTTCGTGAGAAAATCGGTAGATGGTTGCTAAAGTCATCCAATAGTGCTCCTTTCCTAATTGGTAATAATCAAAACGGTGTTCCACAGTACAATTCTTGGGATGCTGGAAAAGCAATCCGAGAAGGTTATAAGGCGAGTACATGGGTGTATGCCTGTATTCGGAAACTATCGGATCAGATTGCATCGGTTCCTCTCGTTGTATGGAAGAAGTCGGGAAAGTCAGAGTGGATTCGTGCGCCTGAGCATCCGCTAGAACAGCTTTTACAAAGGCCTAATCCCAGAATGACGGGGATTCAAATGAATAAAGCCATGACCACCTATCTCCACCTTGCAGGGAATCATTATTGGTACATCATTGAGGTAGGAGGGGTTCCCAGAGAACTATGGCCTTTGAGACCAGACAGAGTTCGCCCTATTCCATCGAAAACCGAATTTATTGGAGGTTATCAATATAATCTGGATGGAGTAAGCCAGTATTTTGATGTGAATGAAATTTCCCACTTCCGGTTCCTAGATCCATACAATGATTTTTTAGGTATGAGCTCCTTGCAGGCTGTGGCTAGGATTGTTGACTCTGACAGTGAAGCTGTTAATTGGAATAGAAGCAGTATGGAGAACCGTGCAGTTCCACCCGGAGCCCTGGTAGCAGATGGAAACTTAACGGAGGACCAATTCACACGTCTCAAAGGGGAAGTCGAACAGAAAATATCTGGTGTGAAGAATGCGAGAAAGCCCCTTCTACTCGAGGCAGGTTTAAAGTGGCAGTCTCTAGCCATTTCACCTACTGATATGGATTTTATCGAAGGTAGAAGACTAAATAGGGAAGAGATATGCGCGGCGTTTGGTGTTCCACCTGTTCTGGTCGGCATTCAGGATGCGAGCACCTATAACAATTATGAAACAGCCAAACGAGCTCTGTGGGAAGATACGATTATTCCCTATTTGGAAGATATTGTGGCTCAAGTTAATCAGGATCTCACACCGCGGTTTGGAGACAACCTGTGGGTGGAGCCGGACTTAACCGAGGTCCCAGCCCTCCAAGAGAAATTTGATGATAAAGTTACCTCAGCCCAGAAACTATGGGCCATGGGAGTTCCTTTTGAGAAATTGAACGAGCGTCTGGAACTAGGGATGGATGATATTCCAGATTCAGATTTACAATGGGTCCCGAGTGGAGTGGTTCCGGTTCATGAAACGGATGGAAAGGAACCCTCTAAGCCAGAACTAGATGAAGAAAGTTCCAAGGAAGCACGATTCTCCAAGGGTTTGAATCTAGAAACTGAAGAGCAGAGAACGATCTATTGGAAGGCAACGGATCAACATAGAGAGCGATACGTTGGTCCAGTTACGAATCGAATAAGAAATCAATTTCGATCCGAAGAGAAAAAGGCAATCAAGTCACTCAAACGAAGCAACGGAGATGTAGATGATGTAACTTCCGTTATTCGTGGACAAAAAAACGAATGGGAGAAGCTCCTTACAAGCACCTATATAGCTGTCATGAAAGATTTCGGAACTTCTACTTGGGAGGAACTGAAATCTTCTTTTGTTTCCTTTGAGACGAAAGAAGAAACCTTTGATGTCTGGAGTACCGAGATCAAGAAATGGATTTCTTTGGTGGTTGGGGAGAAAATCACCCAAATTATCCAAACCACGCTGGATCTCGTTCGAAAGGTATTGCTCGAAGGAGTGATGGAAGGAGAGGGCATTCCGCAATTAGCCAAACGACTACAAAAAGTGTATGACGGATTTTCCTCACAAAGAGCGGTCACGATCGCCCGGACGGAAGTGATTTCAGCCAGTAATGCGGCAAGTCGGTTCGCAGCCAAGCAATCAGAATTGGAACTAGTAAAAGAGTGGATCTCCACACGAGATTCACGCACTCGGCCTTCACATCAATATTTAGATCGAGAACGGAGAGAGTTGGATGAAGTCTATTCCAACGGTCTCATGTTTCCGGGCGATCCTACTGGAAAGGCAACCGAGACAATCAAATGTAGATGTACAGAGGGATATATATTGAAGGAATGAAGGGAGGGTTAATCAATTGAAATACAAATCATTTCCAGTTGAGTATAAGGTTGATGAGTCAAAAAGGGAGATTGAAGCATATGTATCCATTTTTGACCATGTTGATGCAGGGAAAGATAGAGTCAAACAGGGCGCGTTCTTAAAAACACTTCAAGAAGAGCACAAACAACCACGCATCAAGGCTCTCTACCAACACGATCCAAAATGCCCTGTTGGAAGACCACGAGTGATGGAAGAGGATTCGACGGGACTGTTCACCATTACCCCGATATCCAAGACGACACTCGGCAATGATCTCCTTATACTCGCCCAAGATGGTGTTATTACAGAAACAAGCATTGGATACGGTACAGTTAAGGAACAATGGGATCAAGATGAAGGAATTCGCGATCTGATGGAGCTAAAGTTGTGGGAGTACAGTTATGTTACTTGGGGGATGAACGATTTAGCTCTCGTCACAGGTGTAAAGTCTTTGGATCAACTGTGGAACTATCTCGATGTGGTGCATGAGTGTCAAAAAGAAGTAAAGGCTGGACGGATGTTATCGGAGAAAAACCGTCTCTTGGTTCAACAAGCACATGATGCACTGGGCAATCTACTACTTCAAGTGGATGATTCTAAGAATGCAGAAGATCCACACTTAATGGAAGTAAAACGATTGGCTGAAGAGATCCAGTTGGAAGTGGATCTAAATAATATACTAAAAGAGGTGTCGCGCTAATGGCAGATATGCTAAAAGAACTGTTAGAAGGAATTAAACAAAATACAGCAGGGCTCCGATCCGAACTGGATGAATTGAAAAGCAAACATCTATTGGAAGATCCGCTTTTGAAAGAGAAATTGGAACGCTACGATCAAGAGTTTGTAGAACTGAAAAATTCATATGAGAAAGAAAAAAAGGCCCGTGAGCAGGTGGAATTGAAACTGCAACGGGCTAAATTTTTGTCTGGAGATCCTCAAGATCCAATCAGTGAAGAGCAGAAATTGCAGAAAAAAGCCTTTGAGAAATTTATCCGTTATGGTGTAGGAGAATCGTCCAAGGCCTCGTGGGCTCCAGATGAGTGGAAAGCGTTGTCTTCACTCTCTGACCAAGACGGTGGTTTCTTGATTCTCCCCGATTTCGAGAATGAAATTTTGAAAATAGCTCAGAATTCGGCCGAAGTTCGTCCTGTCTCCAACGTTGGAACGACAAATCGAGACCGAGTTCAAGTCGGTAAGATTACCCAACGTGCCGTCATTGGCTGGGGAAATGAAAACGTAGCGGTTGATCCTCAAGACTTGAAGTTTGGTTTAGAAGACATGCCCATCAATGAGATTACTGCGCTTGTGTTGATCCCAAACTCTACACTGGAAGACGCTGGAGCAAATATCTTTAGTGAGTTGTCCATGATATTTGGAGAGGACATAGCGGCCGAAGAGGACGATCAGTTTATGATCGGCCATGGGGTTGGGAGACCAGAAGGAATCCTATCGAATGCCGAAGTACAGTCCCGTTACGTCTCATCGGGAGTGGCTGGAGCTCTCACCGACCCCACGCATAATGGTGTGGATTGCCTGATTCAAGCACAATACAAACTTAAAAAGATCTATCGCAGGAGCGGAGTCTGGGCTTTTAATAGCACGACAGAAGGAATCATCCGCCAAGTCAAAAATGCAAACGGAGATTATGTTTGGCAACCGCCTGTGCAAGCAGGGGCTCCAGCGACCTTACTCGGAAATTCAATCATCAATCCAGAGGGCACTCCCGACATTGCTGCCAATTCGTATCCAATCTTATTTGGAGACTTCCGTCGTGGCTACCGAATTCGAGATCGGAAAGGGATGACAATCCAACGATTGGTGGAGCGTTATGCCGAATATAGACAAACGGGTTTCCTCATTACCAAGCGTGTGGGTGGTCAGGTGGTATTAGCTGAATCATTCGTTCCAATAAAAATTGCCACTAGCTAGTGTTAGTGGCTTTTTCACATCCAGTATCAATATATTTTTTTCTATGTTTTGGCAACGATACAATCGTAGCTCTTATCGCTATTTCCATATACGTTCCTTATATCTCATATTTGTCCATTTTTCACTTAAAGTAGGATTATATTTGCATTCAAGTTTATCCATGCTCACTATTATGATAGCCATGGTATGAGTTAATGCATTGTCGGCTTTAGACACCTTTTCATGAGATGGCATTTGTTGACTATCGAGATCCGTGAGTACGGGAAGTACATTCGTAATCAAGTGATCAATCGGATTAATAATATAATCTTGCTCGTAATAATTGGTAGAGTATTGCATAAAAATCTGATCTAGTTGATCAAATAAACTTGATGGATCATAAGGTCCACACTCATCATTTAGCTCATCAAAAAGTTCAAAGTAAAAATGATTTACTTTGTTGTATAGATTTTCTAATGAGGATCTTCTTATTTTATAAACTTCTGTTCTACGCTGTTCGCGTCCTGCGACTCTACCTGAAACGACAGAACCTATAACAGTTCCTACTACACCAATAGCACCACCAACAAATAATGATAAATAAAAATTTGAATCAGCCAATTCATGTTCCTCCAGTATGAATATTGTTTTAGTTAAAATGATGCCCTTATTAAGGGCTTTTAATTTTTTAAAGGAGAGTGACCATACGTGCATGATGTAAAGAGCAGTATTAAGTTAGTCGAACATATACCAGCTGGATCGCAATCGGCTGGAACAGTAAATGGTACAACCTTAGATCTCCAAGGGTTTACCAATATTTCTTTCTTCATCTCCTGTGGGACGGTTGGAGCAAATGGAACAGTTCAAGTGAAAATTCAACATAGTGATAATGGATCAAAATGGACGGATTCTAGGCAGATTGATACAGGGGATGTAGTTTCTCTCCCACAGCAATCGGCTGTTTTTTCGGATCGGTTACATGTGGTGAACCCAATTCATAGATATTACCGGGTAGTCCTTACCATTGGAACAGCCGCATCAATAGTCGGTGTGATGGTTGTACTGGGTGGAGCGCGTCACAAACCGATTCATTACTAGGAGTGAAGTCAAAATGAAAATTCGAATGATCCATACGATGTCAGGTAGTCCTGATGGATTAACAATATATGTGTATGAGGCAGATCAAATATACGATCTGCCTTCTTCTTTAGCGCGCATCTTCTTAGAAGAAGGATGGGCGAGAGAAGACAAAGCAATGAATAAAGTTCCAGAGGTGAAAGCAAGTGGAAGAGCTCGTAAACGTAGTGACGCTGGAGGAAGCCAAGCACCACCTCCGAGTGGAGATCAATGAGGATGATACGTACATCGAATCACTGATTCAAGTAGCGAGCCAGCAAGCTGGAACGTATACCCGAAGACCTTGGTCTTACTATGGGGCGAATGTTCCACTTCCGATTAAACAAGCTATTCTTCTAATAATCGGGCATCTATATGAAAATCGCGAGAGTGGAACCATTCCCCTACAAGCTGAGTACCTACTTCAACCATACAAGCTGTGGTTGCTATGAAAGCAGGAAGACTTCGACATCGGGTGAAGATTCAGCGATTGGTACTCGGAGAAGACGATGGAATAGGTGGAACGATCCGAAGTTGGGAGGACGTTGGGACTGTATGGGCTAGGGTCACTCCACTGAGTGGAAGCGAAATGGCCACAGCACAACAGATCCAACCGAGTACAACGCATCGTGTGGAGATGAGATATCGAAATAATATTCATTCCAGTATGAGGCTCCTATTTCAAGGGAGGAAGTTAGAGATTCTCTCTGTTCAAAATATCGAGGAGTGTAAGAAAGAGCTCCACTTACTCTGTAAAGAGGTGGGATTAGATGAGCTTTCGGAGTAATTTACCCAAGATGATGAAACAGCTTAAACAGAATGAAAAAAATGCTCTTGAAGCGGTAGGACTCTTTGTTACGAGAGAAACGAAAATCCGATCTCCGGTTGATACTGGGAGGCTTCGTAGTAGTTACCGCCACCGAGTGAATTCAGATAAAAAGAGTGTCCAGATTGGAACGGACGTAACATATGCGACTTATGTGGAAAAAGGGACAAGCTGTTCTAGGCCCCAGCCTCACTTAACACCCGCGTTAGAAGAGAATCAGGCTCAGATTCAGAAGGTCATCGCCACTCAATTAGGGCGTGGATTGAAATGATCGAACTACAACGATTCATTGTGACACAACTGAAAAAGATCCATTCCCGTGTCTATTTAGAATGGACTCCGCAAGATACACCCTATCCTTATGTGGTCTATCAAATTCCAAACAGTAGTGAAGTGAATCGAAGAGAGGACTTTGTTCTTGAAATAAATGTGTGGGATCGACTTCCAGAACCGAGTGGCTCGACCGTTCGTCTCCAAATGTTAGCGGATCAAATGGATCAACAACTGAATCGTCTTATTTATACAGATGAAAGCGGATGGACTGTCCGCTTTTTTCGCATGTCCAGATTGATGCTACCTGATCCAGATCCATCTATTAGACGGAGACAATTGCGCTATGAAATACGAACTTATAGGAGGGATACCTAAATGGCCCATCAAACCCATGGAATCTCGGTGGATACAGTTAAAAATATGCTTTTGGACGCGGGTAGGGTTTATGTGAACTATGGATTAACAGATGAAAGACCGATCGGGGCTACTTCGGGCGGTAATAGCTTTACTGTCGAGAGGGAGATTAAGGAAATTGAGATCGATGGAGCAAGGGGAAAGGTCAAGGGGGCTCGGCGAATCATCAGCGAAAACGCTAGTCTCACCATTAATTTACTAGAGATGAGTCCAGAGAACTTCGAGATGGTATTAACCGCCGCGGATACAACAGACATCTTAGATGCTGACGGAACAACCAAGATTGGGAAAAAAGTATCACCTAGAGGGCAAATTCTAGACTCTGACTATATAAGTAATGTGGCATTAGTAACGGAAGTAAGTGGTTCCAAACAACCATGCGTAATCGTTCTTTATAATGTTTTAGCCGACGATGAGATTGAGTTAGAACTGGAGGATAAGGAAGAAGGAAAGCCAGAGATCAAATTATCTGCGCATTATGATCCTGCCAATTTATCGGCTGTACCCTATGAAATTAGATATCCTGTTATTCCCTAAAAGAGAGGAGAAACAAAATGAGAGAGTTACAACTAGAAGATTTGTTTAAGTTTACGAGAATCTTACGTAAGCTCGATATCAAAAAGGAGATCCAATCTCTTGACTTCCAAAACGTTGAAAATGATTCCACAGGGATCGGAATTCAGGTATTTTGGTTGCTACTGGAGAACTCGGACAAGGCCGAAAAGGAAGTGTATGAATTTCTGGCAAGTGTAGCAGGTGTAACGCCTCAAGAGATGAAGACAATGAGTCTTTCTCAACTAGGAGAGCTTATTCAAGAGTTTCAGAAGATACCTGGTTTAGCAAATTTTTTTCGCTCGGCTTTCAAACAAGTAACGAAGAACTAATGGATTTGCTACTGAGGAGATATGGTGGTGGGATTGAGTATATACTCCACATGCCTTTAGAAGAAGGCATTCTATTTATCTCTACGGTTTTTGAAAAAGAACAAGAGGAGCGAGTTTGGCAAATGTGGCTGGCATTCCATCCGCATATGGATAAGCCTGTTCCTTTTACTCAATATCTTCATCAATGTAAACAGGAAAATGTGGGTTCACAGGAACCGAAGCAAGCCCCAGAACAGATTATTGAAATGGCTGAACGGATCAAGAAAGCAGACCAATCGGCAAGGAGGTGAACCGTTGCAACTTTTTAAGATGTTCGGAGAGGTCATGCTCAAGGGATCGCAGGCTGTCACGAAAAACCTGAAGATCATTGGGCGTAGTGCTCAGGAAGTGAATCAGAAGATAGAAAATATCCGGGACTATCTGAAGATAAAAGTGGATGCAGATACAGAGAGTGCTGAGAAAGATATCGAAGAAGTGGAAGACAAAATAAAGGATCTCCCCAATGAAAAGAACATCAGGATTGATGTAGATACGCATGAAGCAATGTCTAATATGAATGGACTTATGAAGTCGCTCCTAGCTCTGTCTCCTGCTGTACTTCCTGTTTTGTCCACTGTAGCAACGGGAGCCCTTGCGATTGGGAGTGCTTTTGCGGCCGCTGGCATTGGAGCAGTCGGTTTTGGTGCCGTGGCCGCGGGTGTTTTAGGGGATGTTTTTGAGGCTTCCAAGGAGTTAGGGAAAGCACAAGATGCTCTAGATAAAGCAGATAACGCCAAAGAACGTGCCAAAGCCCTCGAGATGCAAAAGGAAGCACTTAAAGGACTGACCGAAGAGCAGAAAAAAGCGGTCATGGCTCTACAAGATTTTAAGTCTTTCTGGGATACGTTCGCTAAGTCTTTCTCGAAGCCTGTGGTAAATATCTTTACTAAAAGTCTAGATGTTTTAAAGAGTGTTCTGGATAGACTGAGGCCTGCAATTGAAGGATCGATGAACGCTGTGGCAGGGTTAGTGGACAGCTTCGGACAAAGCCTAAAAACTGAAGATATGGTGTCATTCTTTGATTGGTTGGGAAAAAGCGCGGGGCCTTCGATCACTGCATTTGGGCAGATTTTTGGTAATGTTTTTAGAGGGATTCTGAACTTGTTGATGGCCTTTGCCCCAAATGCTGAAGGAGTCCTAAGCTGGCTTGTGGAGTCAGCACGAGGTTTTGCCGACTGGAGTTCTGCACTGAAAAGCTCAGATGGCTTTGCGAAATTCATCGGATATGCAAAAGAGAGTGGCCCTATTTTGTTGGGCATTTTTAGGGATATTGCAACCATCATTGGAGATATCATTACCCTGCTGGCACCACTCGGAAGCATTGCAATGAAAGTACTGGGTGGCTTGGTGGAGATTCTAAGAGATGTAATTGGACAAGTGAAAGCTACCTTTCAAAATCTGGATCCGAGCAACATCACTGGTAACTTTCAAAACCTAATCACCTCGATTATCCAAGCCATTGTCGGTGGACTTCCCAGATTGATCCAAATGGGTTCTGACATGATCCAAAAGATTGCAAATGGGATGGGAATCTCCATTCCTGAATTAATGATGCTTCCGATTAAAGCCATCGAAGGATTGATAACCGGTTTCCTTCAAGCGATTCCGCAAATTTTGCAGGTAGGTATCCAGATTATACAGGGACTCTTGCAGGGAATCATGACATCACTTCCTCAAGTGATTGATAGTGTCACCCGTATTATTCCAGAGTTGATTACGACTCTGACGACGATGATTCCTCAACTATTACAAATGGGTGTACAGCTCGTATTGAAATTGGTGGAAGGAATCGTGCAAGCCCTTCCCAAGCTACTTGATAGTGCGATCCAAATCGTGAACAGTCTGGCCCAAGCTGCTACTACGATGTTACCGACTCTACTAAACCTTGGTGTTCAATTTCTCACATCATTGGTGAATGGAATTTTGCAAGCTCTTCCAGCCCTGATTACCCAGTTAGCGACAGTCGTCACAACCCTAGTCAATACCTTGGTGCAATATATCGCGACGAACTTGCCCAAAATCCTACAAGCAGGGCTTTCTATGTTGCAAGGTATCATCGATGGAATCGTGACCAACCTGCCACTCATCTTGCAAGCTGTGATCTCTCTCATCATGACTATCTTGAATACGGTAATTACGAACCTGCCACTTATCATTGGAGCAGGTATCCAAGTTTTACAGGCTCTTTTGACTGGGATTATCAACATGCTACCCTCACTCGTTACACTCGTGGTTGACTTGGTTATGGTACTCGTGGAGGCTCTTGCAACCAACTTACCTATTATCATTGCAGCAGGGGTCAATATACTGGTATCCCTCATAGAAGGGATCATCAAGATGCTCCCCCTTCTTATCGAGATGGCGATCAAATTGATTATGAAATTATTCGAGGCTCTCATGGCGAATCTCCCGAAGATTCTCCTAGCAGGAGTCAAGATTATTGTAGCTTTGGCGAATGGACTCATCAAAGCGATCCCGTCTTTACTTGCCTCCATACCTAGAATTATCGGAGCTATTTTCAAGGCATTTATGGATGTGAGCTGGCTAGATATTGGAAAAGAGATTATAAGTGGGATAGGAAAGGGGATCACTAAATTTGCTGGTTCCCTCTTCGGAACGGTGAAGGATATTGCAAAAGGGTTGCTAAAAAGTGCGAGGTCAATCTTAGGAATTTCATCACCCTCTAAAGTGTTTGCGAAAGAAGTAGGGAGATGGATTCCAGCAGGGATTGCTGATGGAGTTGATGCCAACAGCGGCTCGGTTATGAGTGCTGTAGGAAATATGGGGTTATCTGCACTAGGTGGTTTACCTTCAGTATCTCCTACTTCTAGGTCGTCTGCTATTCAAAACCACATCAACATCCAATTAAATGGAAATGTCAGAAGTGATCATGATCTGGATCGTTTAGCAAAACAGATTTCCGAGATTCTCTACCGACAACAACAACGACAAGCTCGTGTGTAGAAGGGAGGAGAGCGAGATCGTATCCTTTCAATTTAATGGAACGTCGTCGACTGAGTTTCCTTGGCTGATTATAAATAGAGTAGAGAGTCCGATGCTCTCCCCAATTGAAAATAAAATGATAGAGGTCCCGGATCGTTCTGGAGCTTTTTATTTTGGGCAAAAGGTATCCAGTCGAACCGAACAAGTAAAAATCACGATTCTAGCAGATAGCTTGGAAGAGTTAGCTCATAGAAAAAGAATGATCTCAGGCTGGCTTTCCACATCTGAGCCTAAGCCATTCCGCTATTCATATGAGGATAAGGAGTACCAAGCCATCCTCGATGGATCGACCGATCTAGAGAAAACGGTAGCTGATGGAGAGGTGACTCTCTCATTTCTGATTCCTGATCCCTATGCATGTGGGATCGAAGTGAAATCTCAAATTATCGTAGGAGCTCCAAGAGTGACAGAAGACACTCATACTCAAAGATCGTGGTCTGAGGGGAATTTAGACGGAGTGGAAGCAAGTCCAAATGGATTACAGCTTCAAAAGATAGGGATAGATCAGGAAAAATCGATTTCTCAATTTGATACGGGGAATCATCATCAAACACAGGGAACGAGCAAACTTACCTTAGACGGAACGAGTTTACCCACTTCCCAGTCTTATCAGGATGACTTTGCAGATGGTGAAAATATAAACGTTCGAGTAGTGGATGGTACTTTGAGGATCGCCCAGCTTCCTGTTTGGGAAGAGAGGGACAATATGGAGAGTTGGTCTCAATCAGGTTGGGAAGCCAAAATTACGGAGAATGCTGTGTCTCAAACATCAGATGGAGCACGTATCCACTGCAGTGGTGTGAGTGCTGCCTTGGTAAAAGATCACCCTACACTCAAGTTCCCACAAGCATTTGAATTCGTGTATAGACTCAAACCACCTACTTCTCCAACCAATGGTTATGAGAATAAGGCGAGCTTTCAAATAATAGAAGCTCGTGACGGGAAGAACTATCGGTTTTCTATCTCCTTAGATGAGACGTCTACTTTGAAGTGGATTAGGGTCGTGTTAACCAGCCCTACAACTGGTGATGTTTACATCAATGGAATGCATGATCGATCTATTGCTTCTCCCTCTGTGACCTCGTTAACACCAAGAATTCAATTTATTATTGATCATTCCTTACGCAATCAGGGAGATATGGATATTATCCAATTCTATCGGAAGTCAGGAGTTATGCATGAAAAGATTGGATCCATTGGTTTTCCTTATCGAGGGGAGCGAGTAACTCCTCCGATTGACTTATCATCTCTCGGAATCTATCAATCAAGTGAGATCCGCTTTGAAACCCTTACACCAACAGGATTTAACGGCTTCGACTCTACGTCTCATTTGAAGATTAGCATATTGAGAAACGGAAAATGGTCTGATTATCAAACCCTTGTAGTAGGGGAGGGAATACCGGGGCTCTCCAGTGGAGATTCATTGACTGGAGTTCAAGTGAAATTGAAAGAGACCTTAGAGGTTTATGATATAGAACATCCCCCACAAATTATATCTGTGGGAATAGTGGTCAATGGAAAACGTTTTGTTTATTACACGGATGGAAGATATGAGACTCTAGCTGAGGGTCTTCAATCTGTAACCAAGGCAAGAAAGGCCACTTTCTCTTGGCGGGAAACAAAACCCCATGGAACAGAGATTAAGTGTTATTTGGCCTTGGAGATCAATGGCATTCTAGGAGAATTTAAAGAGGTGGCAAACGGAGCGGATATCCCACAAGTTAATCCAACTATGGATCTCACGAAAGCCAAACTCTTTGTTCGATTTGATCTACAAACCACTGATCCGAAGATAACTCCGGAGGTTAACAGCTACAGTTATCACTTCGTAACAGCCTATAAACCAAAAGGAGAACGGATTAGTAAAGGTGTTGCTCTCTCATCTCTTAAATCCATCGAGGAATCATCTATTACGTGGGACACCACGCCAGATTCCTCTCCGGATGTGGAACTCTATGTTCAATTTGTGGAGCCGAGCCAAACTCCTACTTCGAATGGTTGGTACTTGGTCAAAGATAATCCGTCTACCATTCCAAATGTGGATCTTACAAAAAGGTTGTATACCAAACAGGTCATTACGAGTGACGGTATGACTACACCCACTCTTCAAAGGCTTTTGTGGGAGATAGAAGAGAAAGCTGGAAACATTGTTCTCTATGATGGAACGATCAAAGCCTATCCGAAGATAAGGATTACGTTTAATCAAGTGGTTCCAGATCAATTTAAAATCCACCATCAAGAAACCGGAAAGCAACTAATTTTGAATCGTTCCTTTCAGATTGGAGATGAGGTGGAGATTCAAAATCAAACAGGAAAAGTAACAACCAATGGTGCTCTGGACATGGTTTCCCTGTCCATACAGAGTGCTTTTTTCTTTTTGCAACCAGGGAGCAACACCTTTATTGTTAGCCCTGAAAATGTGTGTACCGTCTACTTGGAATGGAAGGAGAGATTTCTCTAATGGGACCAATACTTTATGTGTTCAGACAGGAACAATTGATTCAAATCATATCAAACGAACTGCCAGATGGGCTTCCCCTACCTTCTTGTATTCTCAAAGAACAAATCAATGGAGAAATATCTCTTACTTTTTCTATTCCTTCTAATCATTTAGATTCACAGAATGTGCAGGTTGGGGATGTGATTGTGATAAAAGATCTCGACTCAATTCATAGGGCCTTCTTGATAATTGATGAACAGGAAACTCATAGTGATGAATTTATTCGAGAGTTCTATAGTGAAGATCTTGGAATCAATGAACTGAATGATGAAGTGGTAACCGATGTCCGTTCACAAAATACTAGTGCCGAAGTAGCCCTATCGCGGATTCTCAAAAATACTCGATGGCAGGTCGGGAATGTCGATAATTTAGGAATCAATAGCACAAATGTTTATTATGAACCAGTAATGGATGGTATTAAGAAAGTGCTCCAGACTTGGGGAGGAGAGTTACGATTCCGTGTTCAAATGAACAGTCAAAACCAGATCACAAAAAGGTATGTGGATCTCGTATCTAGGCTGGGGAGGCGCACAGGAAAGCGGTTTGAGTTTGGTAAGGATCTCACGAATGTAGAGCGAGTTGTGGATATCAAGTCTCTGAAGACGGCTCTCTTTGGACGAGGCAAAGGAGTGGAAGACGAGGACGGAACGGGATATGGTCGTCGCCTTACCATTGCTGATGTGGAATGGCGAAAAGGGAAGGGTGATCCTTGTGACAAACCACTGGGTCAAGAATGGATTGGAGATCCTGAAGCATTGAAAGTCTGGGGGCATATCAATTCTGATGGTTCCAAACGACATCGATTCGGTGTGTTTGTGGATGAAGAGGAAACCGATGCAGCTATACTCCTACAAAAAACATGGGATCGGCTTCAAGAGATGAAGAAACCAGCCATTACGTACAAAATGGATGTGATCGACTTAGAAAGAGTCTCATCATGAGATGGTCACAAGGGGGTGTAGCTAATGACTACATTTGACTATAAACATGAAGCAATCCGTTTAGGAGATTCCACTTATGTGATTGATCGTAATTTCCCAGTTGATGTGGAGCTAGAAGCACGAATAACTGAACTAGAAAGAGATTTAATCTCCCCTGAGAATACAAAGGTGACACTAGGGAACGTGCTTGGAGATATCGGCTCTTATGTGAAAGATCTTCAGGCTGAACTGAAGAATAAAGTATCCATTGGTGATCCAGTTGGCTGGCTAGAGGGAGCGAGAGATCTTGAAAACATCGAGTTCGAGAGGTCTGGAGCTTATGTTTATATGAACGATGTGGATGGATTCTTAACGACCAACCGTCCTCTAAGAAATATAGATAATCCACCAGACGCAGCCGTGCAAATTAGATCAGCAGGAGTGAGAATAGCTAATAATTTAAAGCCAGATGGAGGTTTCGATTGGAAGACATTCATGACGGCGGGTGGAATGATTGCCGATTGCATCACAAGTGGAAAGGTTCGAACGAACGATGTGGAAATCGGTGACGACGATGGAAAAATACTTCTGACTGGAGGAAACCTCACGATTAAGGGTGGAGGACTCGAGGTCTACTCTACTCCCAGTGCCACAGACAACGGAGTGATGATACGTGGGAACCGTATCTCAACCAATTTTGTAAAGAATCCCGAATTCCTCACTCCACCCAATGGATCAACGGATTGGAAACTATACTCTGGTGTTAAGTACGATCCATCTGCTAATAAGATGTCGATTGATTGCTCAGCCACCATGAATTTTATTGGGATTGATCAGATGCTAGATATCTATCATCCGAAAGCAACCTTTCAAGCCCTCTTTCGAACGAATAGTTTTGGGGGCTCTACACCTAAGTCGGCCCGAATTGTACTCTACAACTATGATAGAAACGGACAGCAATTAGAGAGTCGGATTCAAACAGAAGTATTCTCCCTCTATCAAAAAAATCTATTATTAACCATGCCAGTTGTTTTTCCCGTGGATACGGTCAGATGTCGATTGTGGATACAAGTAGAGTTTGACAAAGATGAAGAAAAAGCGATGGAGATCCTCTGGGTGAGGGGAAGTTATGATGATGTTGTTTCCCAACAGCAATTAGATATGTATCCCAAGGATATCTATAATCTCGATTCGAAACCCGAGGTACAGATATTCCATGTGACCATCAGCCACTCAGGATTGGGATCCGGAGTATATCGCAATTGTGGTAGGGTAAAGTTCGATCAGCCGTTTTCTCCACCGGGAGAACTTGGCAGTATGATTGTTCTACTCACACCCTATGGAAGTAAATCAGTAGACTACCACGCAACTGCCTATTCAGTAGATAGAGCTGGTTTCAACTTATACATTCGGACTCTTACCAGTATACCGTCAGGAGAGCTGGAGGTTCACGGTCTGGCTTATAGGGCTGGATATATGGGGAATGTGGGGCTATCGATTTAAGGAGGTGGGAGAGTGTAAATATGGGAGAACTTCAGATTCAAGAGTTGGTTGCTAAATTAGATAAGCTGGATGAGAGGCTGGGTCATATGCAAACGGATCTGGCGGTAATTCGAGAGAAGCAGTCCAATGAAGTCTATCGCCTTCAGCTGGATATAGAAAGACTAGAAATGGATTCAAAAGACATACGTCAAGATGTGAAACAACTTCATGAAAAAATATCAAACCGAGATAGATTGTTGGTAAGTACATTACTGGCAGCTGGTCTCGGTCTTTTTGTGTGGTTAATACAACGAGGATAAGAGAGGGATATGCAATGACAAAAGATAAGCAGAGATGGAGAAATAAAGGGTTATGGGTGAGTCTACTAGCAGTCATTCCAGTTGTGCTGGAAGCGTCAGGAGTTAGTTTACTACCTAACCAACTAGAGGCAGGAAAAGAAGCTGTAATGTCTTGCCTTGGACTTCTTGTTGTTTTGGGTGTTTTAAGTGACCCGACCACTCAAAACACGGGTTTTCTAGATGATCAAAAAAGGGAGGACAACTAA